AAATGCTTGTACCACTTAAAGAACCAAAGTCTAAAGTTGTACCTGCACCTGCTAGAGTTCTTAGTGAACCGATAATTTCTTGGTCGATTTCAACTACGATCTCTTGTGCTAATGCCTGCATGATTTCTGCTTCGACGTCAACGCCGTGCATTGATTCTGCATCTTGAGCCGCCTCAAAAGTCCATCTTGCTGATAACCTTCTGGTTTTCGCTTCAACGGTTTCTTTTAAGATTTGAATGCTCATTTTTCTACCAGGATTTCCTTCAGCCGCCGCTGTGGCGTCTGGGGAACCTGCGTATGAACTAGCAAGTTTGAAAGGACTTAATGCCTCATCACCTGCTGTTGCTCCACCACCAGTTTCCGCATAACGTACTCTTAATGTATGGATTTGGCCCACTGGACCACTCATTGGTTGTACACCAACAAGTTCGTTAGCGATAACAGAAGGCATAACCCTTCTAATTAACGGTAACATTACTTTGTTTAAAGTTGCGACTGAACCTGCGCCTGTGGCACCTGCTGTTGCGGCCTCTGACAAATGTCTCTTTGTATTTTCGAGGACCACATCTAGTGAGGATTTTCTGTTTCCATCTAATCCTTCAAGCAAGGCTTCCTTAGTTGCGGACCAGTTGCTTTCAAATAAATCTGCCATTTCTAACTCCTATTTTATTTTGAAAGTCCGGCTAATTTACGGATGACGTCGATTTCAACTACGTCTTCCGCTTTGTCATCGGCTTCTGCTGTAACAACAGCCGCCTTATTACCAGTGTGTTCACTAGTAACTGATTCTGACAATGTCTGTTTTTCTCTTGGTGCTTCGCCATCTAAAACTGAAGGCAAGTACTTATTGAATTGCTCATCTAGTTTTTCAGTCTTGACACTTTCAAGTAAATCAGACATAATTTCTTTCTTCTCTTTGCCTAGTGGCGCCATTAATTCGTTGAGTTTCTCTTTTCTTTCGAATCGATCTTCTGCAACTCTTAACTTAGATTCTACAAGTTTCCCTGCTTCTTCTTTTTCAGCAATCTTTTCGTTTGCTTCGTTAAGTTTGGCTTCCATTTCGACGATTTGTTTTTGTACTTTCTTGATTTCTTTTGCTTCATTGAGATAACTTACGCCATACTCATTTGCAAATGCTTCAAAAATTCTTCGACCGAAGTCGTTCTCACGAGCCTTAGTAATATCGTCTTTAAATGATCTAACTTCATTAGTAATAACTTTGTTGACAACGTTTTCAACTTTGTCAGCCGCTTTCTTAATAAAGTCTTTCTTGGCTTCTGCTAATTGCTTTTTGCCTTCTTTGACCATTTTGACTTTTTGTTCCACAAGTCCTTTTTTGTCTTCATGGAATTCGGATAGTTCACCAGCAAGTTGTTCTGCAACAAAATTATCTAATTTTGCAACATGCTCACTTACGTTGTTTCTATCTGCTCTAAGTTCTTTAACTTCCTTTGCAACCATTTCAGTTACAAATTTGTCAAGCATTTTAGAGTGCTCACTAATGGCTTTGTGGTATTTGACACGATCAGTTGCTAGAACTTGTTTTTCTTCTGCAATTTGAGAAATTTCTGCTTCAACTTTTTCTGAGATGAATTTGTCCATTGCTTCAACAATCTGACCTTTGTCATGATCGTATCTTTGTGCAAACTCTTCTCTAAGTTCTGCAGTAATCTCTTCCCTTGCTTCAGAAATTCTAGAGTTCCATGCTTCTTGAAGAGCATCTTTAACTTCAGAAGTTAAATCTGCATTCTCAAGTAGATCTTTAAAATTCACTGCCATCGTAGTCTCCTACTTTATTTTTAATTCATTGATGAAGCCAGTGATAGCCTTCATCAAATGTCTTTCTGCACTTTTATCGTGTGTTAATGCAGATGCGGTGTCAAACATTTGTGCACCGCCTCGCATATTAAATAAACTTTCATAGATTGTTTTAGGGTAGGCATCTGGTGCACTTGGTTGTGCCACAATGTCTACTGTTACTATATCAAAATCGGATACACGTCCACTTTCGTTGACATTACCACTACCTCGACTTGATACACCAAGTTTTGCTCCTGCCTTTAATAATGCTCTTGCAATATTTCCCATTGGTGTTTCTATGATTTTTAACTTTCCTAAACCGTTGCTGTCTTCACAGTATAAGTCAGTAATAATATGACTTACACGGTCTAGATTAATTTGTAGTTCTTCTGGATGGTCTAATTCGCCCATCACAGTTTCGCCTTTGGATAGTCTTTCTTTAACACTTTCACATGCTTTTGCTATTTCATCTTTGGGATATACTCTACCATTCTGGTTTTTTACATCTCCTTGTATGAAAAGGCCAGCCATAAACAGGTCCTTGCCATCTTTGGATTCCGTTATTTGGACTCCAGATTGCTCAGGACTCATATATTCATATAGTTTATTGGCCATGACTACTCCTATTAGATACTTTTAAACCTTACTTAATCTGATCTGGATTATTTACAGGCTTATGTTCTGCATCTATATTACTTGAAGGTGTGTGGTCTTTAGGACTGTTAGGGTTCGCTTTGTCACCTTTGTTTCCTTCTCCACCATCCTTAATGTGTACTGGCTTTCCTGCATTTCCAACTTTTGAACCGCCACTTGGTAGTGGTGCATCATTGTTGTCTGCATCTCCGCCTTTCATAGGTTCTTTTGCACCCATATCTGCTACTTTGTCTTGTAACTTAGTTGCTTCTTCAACAACTTCGTCTGACTCTTCAGCAACTTCTTCATCAAGATCGTACTCAACACTTTCTAGGTCAAGTTCGTCTTCCATGTCCATGTCTCCAGCATCCATTTCGGCTTCTTCACCGTCTTCCATGCCTTCGTCATCGTTGTCTGCAAGTAGTTTTTCAAATTCTGCTTTAAGATCTTCAAGTTCGTCTTCAAGTTCGTCAACTTTATCTTCTAAGTCGCCGTCTTCCTTGTCCTCGTCCTCATCTTCTTCGCCAATTTCGTCTGCTTCAATTTCTTCTTCATCAGCAAGAATGTCGTCTTCTAGATCATTACTTTGATCTACAACTTCTTCTACTGACTCTTCTTCTGAATCAAATGACTCGTCCATGTCCTCGTCGTCTTTCTTTTTAGACTTCTTAGGTTTCATTTCTTCTTCAACTGCTTCTTCTTCTGATTCTGTGGATTCTTCAACTTCTTCATCTTCAGAAACGTCTTCGTCTAGAACTTTTTCATATTCTGCTCTTGCTTTAGCAACAACATACTCATGAAGCATTTCTTCCGCTTTTTCGTTTTCTTCTGCAAGGAGAAGTTCAAGAATTTCTTCTAATTTACTTCTTGATTCTGACATTGTGGTCTCCTTAAATGTTCATATACCACTCATGACACTAGTGTCACTAATGGTCTGTTTAATACTTATGTAAAATAGTGTTTTTATGTGCGAAAAGGTGTGAAATTGAGTGATTCTGAGTGATTTCTGTGATTTATGTAAAAATCCAAATATTATTTATATTATGTTTGTAAAACTTAAATACTGTTTTAAATTATCCCACCAGCACCAGCATCTGCACTTGGATTTGCATACATTACTTTTTGGAACTTGCCATGCTCTATTTCTTCGGCTCTTTTAATTTCTCTTGCTTTACGCAATTTACTTAAAGTTTCCAAAGTCATTTTAGGCTTCCTGTTATCTTCCTGATTCCTTTTTTGGAATTCATCAAATTCAGGATTGTAAAATTCTATAAGTCTCATTATAATGTCTCTCCAGCATCTAAATCAGTGCCGCCTTCAGGTGGTATATCTGTATTTATCTCTGGTGCTTCAGGATCAGGTGCCATGTCTTGTGGTATTTCTGTGTTTGGATCAACATTTGCATCTGGTTCTGGTCTAACACCAATATTTCTTAGATCTAGATTTTTATCTCCATCTGCAAATTTTTCATATCCGTTTTCACTACGCCATAATGCTTCATTATCTTTCATTTCGTCTTCAGTAAGTCCAAGATATTTTTTCATTTTAAACTGATTACTTAGATAAGGTGTAGGTGCAAGTGTATTAAATAAATTTGCTCTTTCCTGATCTAATTGTAAATCCCTGTAACTGCTAAAGTTCATTGGCTTATTAAATGTAATATAAAAATCGCCATTATCTATTTCTATACCTCTATATTTAAGGAACATTTTAAACTCATCGTCCATGTCCTCTTGTATTTGCTTTTGCAGTCTTTCTACATATCTTGCAAATCTGTATTCCTGAATATAAGCAATACCCACTTTACCGTCATTATAAACACTACTTCCATCTTCTGGACCTGTTGGCAAATAACTGCTAGGTACTCTTAAACCTCTTAAAAGTTTATTGTTAAAGTATCTTAAATCATCTATTTGCCCCAAGTTTTCTCCACCTGGAAGTGTATCTACTTTACTGCCTCTGCCTTCTGCCGTTGTGGCGAAGAAATAATCTTCCAACATGCTCATTGGATTATAGGCACTATCGGCAACACTTGTGCCATCTGATTTTTTGTTTGGTACACGTTTTTGTTGTACTTCGTATTTTACTTGTTCCAAATACTGCCTTGCTTTGTGTGGAGGCATGTTACCCACATCAATAAAGAACACACGTCTTTCTGGTGCTCTGTGTACCCTGTATATAATAATTGAATCTTCTAGTAACTCTTTTTGTTTAAAAACTTTAAATACAGGTTCTAAAATACTAACACCAAAAGGCCAACTGTGATCCATGCCTTCTGTCAAACTAACATGTACTATGTGTTTTGCATCTACAGGAACACCTTGATCAACTCCATCCATTGCACCTGTCATGTAATTGTTAGATTTACTGTTTACTGTACTATACCCACTTGTAAGTCCACCACCTGCACCATATGGTCTGCTATGTAATGGTGCCACATCTGTAGCAACTAGTTCTTCAAAATTAGGTTGTAAATTTTTAATAAAATATGTCTGTATTTTTTTGCCCTGACTTTCGTTTACAATAACTTTTTCAATGTTTGCAGGGTCTATCCAATACAGTTTATATGTTTGTGGGTCTCTGATAAAAAATTGATCTCCGTATTTTATTGTGCTACGGAATATTCTGTATGCTCTTTTGTGCATTTCATTTAGTCTGCACCACTGAGTAAGAGTTTTATTAAGGATCTGATTTTCTGTATCTGAAGGATCTGTATTATAATTTATCTCAAATGGTAACCCAGTATAATCTCCTTCCTGAGTTCCAAATTCTGATATAGTGTCTAGTGCAGAATTAATTTCCAAGTCAGTGTCCATTTGATCATACTGAATATATCGCATAAGTCTGTTAGGACTTCCTGCATATACCTCAGGTAACCAACTTGCATATCTACTTGTAGCCGCACCAGGACCGCCTTCACTTTTACCTTGGCCTGTTACGTTTAATGGTAGACCGCTGTTGTCTACTGATGAAAAGTATTTTCTCCAACTCATATAGAATCCTTTAACATATTATAATATACTATTTATCGGATAATGTCAAGTAATTTTAAAATACTGATTTTTTAGTTTACTAAGATCGTAAATTTGATATATCTTCAAGTTTTTTAGTTTGAGATTTATTTTCTGCAAGTAACATTGTTAGTAATTTGGCTTCGTTAGACATCTCATCTACATCTCTTCGTTCACTTACTGTCATATCAGCAGGATCACCAGTTGCATTAGGGTCTGTTGCTTTATCTAAAAATGATAAACTAAGTCCACTTCTTTGTGCTATTCTTACACTTGCTACTGATTGATTTTGTTGTTGTTGCTCCGCTACTGCTATTTTTTGATCTCTCTTTTCATCTTTTTTGTCTTTCTTGTCAAATATACCACCAATTTTATTACCAATAAAATTACCTGCGGCCATACCTATAGCACCACCTAATGGACCTGCCAAAAATCCTAGCATTCCAATGACTCCACCAATTGTGCCGCCAATATTTTTACCACTAGCACCACCATCTGTACCAGCAACTACGTCAAATGCATCTTTGGCAACCATACCGCCGGCAACTACGGCACCACCAACTTTAAGTCCAGTTTTCAATTTAGAACTCATCTTACCTGCACCGCCAAAGATACCACCTCTACCACCTCCAGTGAAACCCATTTTAGCCATTAACATATTCCATGCTTTCAGCATTAATGGAGACAGTCCCATCCACATAGCCATAAAGGCAGTTTGTAATCCAGTTATAACTGCTGTACCTAATAGTAAGGCACCAAATGCAGTGACTAAACCTATTACTACATCAAAATTAGTAAATAATGCACCAAAGAATTTAGGAATTGCTATTACTAGAGCCGTCATTAATATTTCTAATGCGGCGCCTAAAGCCGTTGTTAAATAATTACTTAGGCCATCTATTAAGTTAAATTGTCCTTTACTATCAAAAAATCCTTCCATAACATCGTCTACAAAATCTATAAGTTTATCTCCAAACTTATTAAGACCTGCTACAATGCTATCAAGTGTGGCATCAAAATTGTTAATAAAATCACCACCAAATATTCTTCTAACAAATTTATTGAAAATACTACCTAATGTTTCACCTACTCTTTTAGCAATTTGTGATAGCCTTGAGTTTGCATCACTGGCTGAGCCTAATGCATCTGCAAATTGTGATAATCCACTTTCAGCACCCAGTACAAGTGAATTTTTAAATGTACTTAAAGCACCCTGACCTAATTTAAGAACATTCTCAAAATTTGTCATTGCTTTTTGTATATCACTAAATCTACCAGCAACCTCTCCCATTTGAAAATTTTCTCTGGCATTTGAGGCATCTACTGAAAATCCAATTAGTGCTTCTGCGGCACCTTTTAAATCATTATCTAGAGCGGCAACTAACTGTTTTAATTGTCCTGTGTCTGCTGTTTCAACTGAATTAAGTACACCTAAAACTCTGCCCTGAACCTGATCCATGGTAATTGTGCCATTTCTAATAGCCATTCCTAAACCAGTTAATTCATCTCTGAGTTCAGGAGCAAATGGTCCTAATGCATTTATAAAGTCACTAGCCGCTTCTGAACCAATTGTAGCAACCTGCAATATACCACCCAAAATTTCATCTGGAATATTTGCGGCTTTTAGTCCCTGGAATAAACTATCTGTAGCATTAACAACGTTCTCTCCTAAAGGCCCTAAAGATACTAGTAATTGCTGGAATGCTTTATCATTGTCTATAATGGCCCTGGATTCGTTTCTTAAATCATCAGCACTTCTTCCTAAAAGTGTTGAAAACATCCTTAAGTTTTTTATTCCTTGTTCAGATGCTCTAGCAGTTTCAAATTGGTTAATTCTATCTCTTAGTAAAATGCTTGTTCTGAATGCTAAGTCTTCCTGGAAAAATTGTGTTGCGTCATCTAATGCTACACCTAATTCTGATCCAAAACCTGTAAGTTTTAAGAACTGTTGATTTAACTGTGGTAATGCACTCTGTCCTAATACTGCGGCAGACTGTGAAAAGTTTGCTAATAATGTAACTGCTTGATCAGTTGTAAGTCCCAATTGGTTAAGTGCTACAATATTATCTGTAGTTGTTACTGAACCGTCTTTTAGTACATCACCAAAAGCACCACCAACATCAGTAAGGTTTTTTAATCCATTACCTAAGTTCTGAATTGATGAAAAGAAAACACCAACACCAGTAACACCAACAGCAAATAAACCAGTAACTAACTTTTGCAAAATACTTCCAAAGAAACTGAAATTATCTCCCATTTTCTTTTGGAAAAAAGAGGCAAGTTTTTTAGACTTCTGTTCTTCTTCAGTTTGCTTTTTACGTTGCCTACTTGCTTCATTACCTACTTTTTCAAGTACGTTTCTAGTTTTTCTTTGTGATTCTTCGTTATCTTCAGTCTGCTCTTCAATTGCTTGTACAACTTCAGGATTATCTTTACTGCCTATTGCTTCAGCAATCTTTTCTGCATCCATACCAGCCTGTTTGGCTACTTCTACGAACCCCATTTTTAACTGAGGAGATAGATCAGGCATTGTTTCCAACTGCTTCGCTAATTTATTAAGAGTGGACTCTGTTGCTATATCATTATCAATAATAATGTTTTCGCCGGTCTCCCCTAATGTTAAAGATATCTGTGCCATTCCGTAAATTCCATAAACAACGTATTTTACTCTGATAAATACTTGTTGATAATTGTTTTATAAAACTATTTATCAGATTTATTAACAGGAGTTTTAATATGTCAAATAATACAAATCCATTAGCAGGTCATTTTAGGGTACCTAAACTTTATACTGGATTACCAAGTGACGGCAAATTTTATGATAGTAATATTATAGATATGCCTACAACAAAAGAGTTACCAGTTTTTCCTATGACTGCTAAAGATGAGATTATGATGAAAAATCCAGATGCATTGTTAAATGGAGAAGCAGTTGCTAGTGTGCTTATGAGTTGTGTTCCAGCAATAAAGCAACCTAGACAATTAGTATCAAATGATATAGATGCATTATTAGTAGCGATACAGGCCGCAACTTACGGTGATGAATTAGATGTAGGTGCGGCATGCCCACAATGTAATGAACAGGCATCTGCAGTTTTAAGTGCAGAGGTAGTTCTTGCAAACATGGATACTTTAGATAAAAATTATGAATTTACTACTGACACTGGTTTATTAATTAGCATGAAGCCATTTAGTTATGAAACTTCTGTAAAAGCAGGAGTGGCAAATTTCAGAAGTTCAAGAAGTTTACAATCTATTGATGCTATAGAAGATGAAATGGAAAAAATAAAAGCATTTAATTCGAACTTTATAGAATTAGCAAGTTTGAACTTTGATATACTTGTAGATAGTATTGGTAGTATTACAGTTCCAAGTGCAGAAGATGGTAATCCATTAGTTGTTTCAGATGTAAATCACATAAGAGAATTTTTAGAAAATGCTGATGCTAGTATAGGCACTCAATTAGAATCATTTATTGAGGAACTATCCAATATTGGAATACAGAAAAAAATGCAACTTACATGTGTAAAATGCAGTGAAGAGTTGCCAGAAGGAGAAGAATACAACTTTGAATCAGTTGTAAACTTTAATACTGTAAATTTTTTCACGGCTTCCTAGCAAGATCAGAGCCAGAGGAGGTAGTGGCATACCTTAGGAGGCTGAACGAAGAATCAGATGCCATTAATAAAGAAATTACTGAAATGGTAATTTACTGCAATGGCTCTTTGAGTTTTGCAGAAGCATGGGAAATGCCAATGCCACAAAGACAATTGGTTATTAAAACACTAGAAAATTATTACAAAGCAAAAGCAGGTAAACCTGCAGGTGAAGACCTATAATGAGTTGGTATTACAAAAATGAACTAATTACAGAACTTCCAGAAGATTGTGAAGCATTTGTATATCTTATTACCAACTTGACTAATAATAAAAAATATGTAGGTAAAAAATTAGCAAAATTTAAAACTACAAAACCCCCATTAAAAGGAAGAAAAAATAAAAGACGAGGTCACAAAGAAAGTGACTGGCGTACTTATTGGGGTAGTAGTGACCATCTAAATAATGATGTTATAGAGTTAGGCGAGGATAAATTTCATAGAGAAATTTTATACTATTGTCCAAGTAGAGGAGTTGCAAGTTACTTAGAAGCCAGAGAGCAATTTGAAAGGCGAGTACTTGAAACCGACGATTATTATAACGGAATAATCAACGTCAGAGTAGGCGGTTCAAAAATACTCAAAGAGTCCTTGAAAGATTACTAAGTAGGAATGCTAGGCACAAATCAAGGCACACAAGGCAACACATCAAGGCACACATAGGACCATACACCGCCCCAACCGAGGCATATTAAATCGGGCTCTTTGACAATCCAGTAATCCTGGTGCGGGATCTAGAGATGTATGGCGGCAAATGAGATACAGCACACGACAAACAGTATTAAAGGATACAGGCTCTGAGAAAAAGCAACCTGTTAGTTACATAACTAAACTCATCCAGGTTATGTGACTCCCGTAAGACACCAGTGACGGTAGTGTAAGGGGGGACAAGGCTTACCGCCTCCTAGTAGCACCCGAGATTGAGATGATGAAGAAATCACATGATGACATCATTGCTCGCCTGTATAGGTGAGTTATGACTCCAAAATACATGATAACGGCTTTTTATAAAAAATTACAAACAAGTGAAAGAACGAAGTTTACGAAGTGATTGAACGTAGTTTGTAAAGACACGAAGTGTCTATTTACATTTCCAACTATGTAGATATTTGTGCTTTTCCAGAATTTCCATTATATTATCAGGCATATCAATTGCTTCTCCTAATAATAAATTTCCTATAGTTAATCTTTTGTCATCGAAATCGTATGGCATTTTTTCCTGGACTTTGACATAAAAATTCATCATCCTACGCATCTGAGCATTCAGTTTGCTGTCAGCAGTATATACACCTTTACCAAACCACAAGAACAAAGTATTACGCATAAGTGTTGTACACTCTATTTGCTCTGGAGTTATATCCATATCGTTGTCTAAAAATATTGAGTAGAATGATTTACCCACGTGCGGATATGACATATACAATTTTCCAGGCTCTCTGACTATGGTAAAATCTTCTAGTGCTGAATCTGGCAAGGGTACTCCTGCATCGCCATCGCACATAAAATATATTGTGGAACTTTCCAGTTTGTTTTGCAAAAATTCCAAGTGATGTATTCTGTAGTTGAAGTCTCTGAGTACTTCATAAAGTTCTGGATCATTTTGTTCTGCATAATTATGAAGTTCCACAAACTCACTATGCAAAACATTTAAGTCGTCCCCCAGATTTTTATCTGGTAATCTTTGTGCAACAAAACTTTTTATTTTTTCCAGTTCAGATAAAATATCCTGTTCTGTTTCTCCAAATCCGTAAAATTCTTTTCTGCTGATTAAATTGTTTTCCTGACTTTTCATTCTGTCATAGAAAAGTCTGCCGT